AATCACTAGAGGCAAACTCAATGACGAATTGAGGGATAACTGGCCAGCCATGTCGGTTCCATACCTTTGTCGAATGGACGAGTTCGGGGTTGACTATATTCCTGGATACCCAGAGTCCTATGTCAGCCTGAATGAAAACCTGATGGTTATCCACGGACACAAGGTTACGTCCAATGGTTCAACGACCAGTAAGTACCTAAATGACGCCCATGTGTCGGTGATATACGGACATATCCACAGGACAGAGTATGCCTTCCGCACTCGTCTGTCCAAGAATGGTCCAAGAACCATCATGGCGGCAAGTCCTGGCTGTCTCTGCAGGATAGACGGCGCAGTTCCTTCCACGAAATCTGGCGCAGATGAATTCGGACGTCCTATGCTCATGGGAGCAGAGAACTGGCAACAGGGAATGGCAGTAGTCCAGTACCAGCCGCCAGGGGTAGGCAACGAATGGTTCAACTACGAGCCAATGTGGATTTATAACGGACGAGGATTCTTCCGAGGCAAGGAGTACAGCGCATGAGTTCAAACGACCTTCCGCAAGAGTGGAGCGACTATTCAAAAGAAAACCTCCTCGAGGACATGGAACTTCTGAGGAAACAAGGTTTGATTGAAGTAGTAGGGATAAATAGTGACGGTGATTGGCTGTACGCCCTCACCGAATCAACAAGAAAGTTAATTGACGAAAACAAGTCAGACGACCCTTGGGCTGTGATATCACAACTACTCATCGATGAACTACCGAATAGAGACGATATCAGTTGACAACAATAATCGGCATTCAGGGAGATGGGTTCTGTATAGCGACCGCTGATTCGCGTATCGCTGAGACCGATGCCGAGTCAAATTTGATTTCGCAAATTGTCGGTCTAAAAGAGAACAACAGCAAATTAGGGATTAACGGTAAGTACATACTCGGCGCTGCCGGCGACCTGCGGGCAATAAATATCCTGCATCATGCATTCAGCCCACCAACTCCGCCCCCAAATCTCAAAGGCAAGAAGCTTGACCATTTTGTTACAGTTAAATTTATCCCAAGCTTGAGAGAATGCTTCGAAGCACAGGGATATGCCTCACCCGACAACGATTCAAAACAACATATCGCCGAACACGCTTCAACGATATTCATGGCTGTCAATGGACAGATTTACATCATTGACGGTGACTACTCATGGATTTCAGACTCCAGTGGGATGTTTGCCATCGGAAGCGGCGCTCAGTACGCACTCGGAGCGATGTTCGCCATGCAACCGAAAGGCAAGATGACTGTTGGTGCAGCGCGAAAGCTTGCACTAAAAGCAATCGCCGCATCTGCCAAGTTCGACCCCTATACCGGTGCTCCGTACCATACGTTTTCACAGGGATTAGATAAAACCACTGACCGCTAGTTACTTCTGGATAAATTTATCCTGACTCAGATGACTAGATAAGTCCATTTAGGACAAGAAAGAAAGCGCCGCTTTTTCCTTTCACGGATTACAAAGGCCGCGTAATCCCCTAGGACCGCATAACGCAATCCGTTATGCCTAGAGACTAGATAGGGGTAAGGCAGAGCAATGGGGTGCCAGTAGGGGCAAGGCATAGTTGCAGGGGGGGTAAGGCATAGTACGAACCAAAACCAACATCCACTTGACCACCACCTACCAGCAATTACCTAGTAGTAATTATCCAAAGAGATAAGAAATTCATCTTTTCTCTGAGGAGATTTTGTGACAAGCAAGAAAGAAATATCCAAACAAAAATTACCCAATAAAAATACCCAACCATTTTCAGAGATAGCTATACCTGCGAAAGATTGGTTTCAACTGGCAGCCTGTAGGGGAAAGACCGAACTAATGTTTCCCAAACAACATAAGGATATTACTTACATTGCACAGGCAAGAACCATCTGTAGGGCGTGCCCGGTTCGAGACAAGTGTTTAGAGTACGCACTTGAGTTTCCACCTGCTGATATGCACGGTGTTTGGGCAGGACTAACGAGCAGACAGCTTGCAGCAGAACAGAGAAGAAGAAAGATAAAGCCAACACGGCCAACGCTTGCACAGATGTGGGGAAATTAAATGTCCACCCGGGCACCTCACTTGAGGAGGGGTCATGCACCCGACGCAAGGAGTCGTCGGTAGACGATGGCATAACCACCAAGCGAGTTAATTCCGGCCCGAGTGGACGAGAGTAACCTAGCACAGCAGATGGCCGGCATCTAATAAAAGGCGAAAAAAGACCAAAAATCCTGCGCCGGCGGTCCTAAAAATTTTTTTTCGAAATTTTGTAATTACAAATTACATAATGCGCAAGTTGCAAGTCTCACAAAATTGCCACTCATTTAATTGGGTAATTTTTTGCAGGCAATCTTTTTTGCCGCACGGCTTTAGTAATTGTTCCCCGCGCACGTACGCCAACACTTGCTCTTCCACTGTTGGTATTGAGAATTGCGCAGAGCCAGGAGCAGGAAATCCCTTTTGGTTGCGTACGAATTCATAGAGTGCATAGATGCACAATTGATTTACAGATATTCCCTGTTTAGTTGCGTACTCAACTATCTCGTTTTTCACCCGGCCTTTTAGTCGGATGTTCAGCGTTACATAGCTGTCGAGATGTTTAGTCTTTTTGCTTTTAGCGCCCATCTCGCTCGACCAACGACTCTATGTACGCAGTCAAGCTCAAGTCGACGGCGTCGGCCTGATGCATGAGTTTTTCTTTAAATTCTTTTGTGACGCGCAATGTCAGCGTCACTACTGGCTTCGTTGGTATAAGAGCTGGTCTGCCTGGGTTTCTCTTCACAAACCAGAAGTTAGCCCAGGACGACAGACCTCATTGCAACTACTAGCGAGACAACAATAAATATCTTCAGCAGGAAAGCAATCCCGGAATACATTACAGCATAAATAAAAAGACTAGAAAAAAATAGGTAAATTATTGTTGGGGTATTCATTTACTACTATCCAATTCAGGAACTGAGTACCGGTCCATATCTAGTTCATTGACGATTCGTTCATATGTACGACAGAATGCTTCTCTGTCTGAATTGGTGTGCATTCCCCAGGCAGCGTCTCCCAGTGCCCTTACTGTAGAGCGGAGGGCGTCTGACATCTCAACTGGGTTACCTACACCAGAATTGACGTTAGAAATTACGGTAAGGAATTTACCCCAAGCAACAAGGGGGTCATCGAATGAGGTCATTTTTGTACGCCTATTTATTGTGGCACGACGTATCTCGCCAGGCCTGGGCATGAACTGAGCACTGACCGCAATCTGGAGGAAAGCCTTCTTTGTCTCGTCGTACTCCAGGTCATGGAGTAAATCGTGCCAGGACGAATACAGGGTCATTAGTCTGTCTTCTGCCGAGGGGAGTGTTTGGTTGTAGGTGGCATAGGCCTGCTCTACCAATTGAACTAATTCGGTTTTAGTCACTCGTCATCCTCTTCTTCATTGCAGCGTAGGGGTCGGGTAATCCTATCTATCTCACAGTCGCATGGTGGTTTGCTCTTGCCGGCAATAATCATTTATCCCCACTTATCCATTTATCTCGAGCTGTGTTGCCTGTCTTTTCTTCCAGCTTCCTTAGGAACATCTCGACGTGCTGTGCATCAATGAAGATGTTATGGATGTCGTTGTACTTCTTCCCGTTGGGGTTCTTGCCCATATGCCAATCAGAGACAAGGCATCCGTCTATAGCGTCCTTGCAGGACTTGATTCCGTAGTTCTTGATAGCCCATCCAATTCTTGCCGCGCGTTTGGCGTCCAGGACTGCAGCTCTTTTGGAATGGCGTTCTTTCCAATAGTCGAAAACTATTTTCTTTGCATCTTCAGAAATTGTTTCCGCCGCCGTGCGTTGGTCTTTGGTGTGCTGATTCGGACCGCGCTTCTTCTTCTCTCTGGGGAAGAGCTCATCAACCATAGACACATCCTATCGTTGCTTTCCGCCACCGTCAATACTTATCGACACAGAAATGGTACAAACAGGAAAAAAAATTTTGCTTAATTTTCAATTGAGTAAAACTAAATTTCGTAAATGAAAACACTCTAAAGATTGGATTAATCCAAAACTATTCTTACTTTCAACCAAGGAATAAATCCTTGAATGAATAAAGAAGAACCCCTCCTTTGGAGGGGGTGTGGGGGAACCTTTGAAATTTTGCCAACTTTCGTGGGGGCGTGGCCGGCTAAGCCTTTTGTTTCCAAAAGGTTTTCAGGGCATGTAGGTTTTCCCACGTAATGTGTCGACACGTTGGACCGACCTATTGGTCGATGGCGGTTCAAGCTAGCAGAGTCTTCCACCACCGTCAACCACCCAGGGCAAATTCTTTTCAGAATCTTTTCAGTTTTTTTATTTCTTGAAATATTTACATGGAGTCTTTAAAAATCGTGCTATGTTAGCGGGGCTCCTTCCGGAGTTACCCCCTTTCACCGGAATGGAGTTAACCCCAGGGTTGAGTCTTTCTGTTTTCTGGTAGGTGGTGACGGAAGTTGACTCCCCTGGGGTTTCCTTTAACCCGGAGAGCTCGAGCGGCTATTCGTCAGATTCTGGCTTTTTCCACATCCCTGAGTTAGGTCCGCCTAACTCTCTGTCCTGGAATGACCAACCAATCAATCCCCATGGGCCTGGCTTCTTTTTGCGTTTGGCCATCTTTTCTTCGAGAATGTGGGTAATGTCGATATCGAAGTCTGTCCTTCGATTATTGGTCGGGTGGTTCCATCGAGACTTCATCTGTTCGTACGCAATCTTTTGGGAAAGCTCATGCAGCTCCATGCCATCGGGCGTCTTATTTCTTTCTTTTTCTAGCCTCCACGAGTCGAGCTCAGTGATGAGAGTTTTGGCCGCCTGGTCCAGTATCGCGTTCATTTTTTCCTCAGCTTCGTAATAGCGCTTTATGTCCCTTCGTCGTCGAAGCGTGCGCGAATCAAAAAACCACAAAATTGCAAAAACCAGATGCAGGCCCAGAGATACGTAAACGTTCATGAATTTTCCTCATTTTCTTCTTTTTCTTCAGCCGGCAGCCGGCCGCCAGATTCTTTTAAAATCTTATCTTTTTTGATTTCGCCCTCGAGCCACAACGCGTCCGCCTCGAGCTCAGCTTTCATTTCGATGATGTCTTCGCATTCGATGTCAGACATTCCAGAAAAGTTAAATTTTCCCATCATCCCCCCAGTGCCAGGCGCTCCCGATTACGGCCAAAGTATTTTGATTAATAATATCCCCGCAGCGGTAACACACGTACGACTCTTCGTCCCAGCCGCTGCCGATTTCTGGTTCTAACATTTCGCCTTTTTCGTTACATGGATAAAAGCCGTCGGCCCCTGGATTGTTCCCACAATCACAGACCCACCAATCAATGGCTGCTTCTTTTATCGACATTATGCATCCTCCTTGGGTACATATTTGTTTTTCTTTTTTTCGTATAAATACTCGGTCATTGTCAGCTTTGCGATGAGTCCCCAGTCGCCATCTTTTAGTACATTTTTCAATGCGCGCATGAGGCCTGCTTTCCATTTGGACCGCTGCCCACCATTTAGATAACGAGATAGTAATCTTCCTGAAGACATTTCTGGATAGAGAACATTGCGCCAGTTGAGTGGGCACTCTTTAAAATTTGATGATTTAAGCATGTGTCCAACGCGCTTTTCCAGGCAGCCAATGCAAAGCATCCCGCCGCGCTTATGCATGCCAGCTCGTTTCCAGATGGCGTCCGTAGACATGTAGTACTCATTAATTTCAACTGTGTCTACACCGCAGTCAACACAGAGCGCACCTTTATCGGTTGGCATAGTACTCCCGCTCTGCGTCGGAGTCTTTTCGGTAGTACTCGTACATAGCTCTGGTTGAATCGTGTTCGCCCCAGTTCTCGTACTCGATTCGAGACCGTTCCTGTCTGTCTCGTTTCTTGTTAGCGCGACGCTTGCCAGCTGAGTAGATAATTGCTGCGCGTATCAGGCCCATGTCTATCTCCTTACGGTTCTAATATGCCCAAGGGGTCGTTTTGATTTATGTAATATTCGGTGTCTTCATCTATGGTTGTAGCGTCGCCAGAAACTTCCCAGAGCGCTATGAAAATCACAGACAGTGGAATAATGAATGCTAAAAGCCCTAGGCCGAGTTCTCGTATCTTTTTAAAAACCAACGCCAATACAAGTATTACGTGCCATCCAATTATTGTGACCCTGATGTAAGTTGGCACGCCTGGACCAACCATCCCCTGTATCAATCCATAGATGATAAATAAACAGAAAATCCATACTTTATTAAATGCCCATACGAGGTATGGGATTGCACCAAATCTTCCAATGAAAGTTCTCGAGTCGTCATTAGTAATGAAATTGCTCTTGCTACCAGCCCATAGAACCAGGCACCAAATCGGTAGCAAAAACAAACCAAGATATTCAATACCCATCTTCCACCACCGTCATCTTTCTAGTAACTTTTTTAAATTGCTTTTTTATTTATACCGTGAGCTCGAGGTTAAACCAACCTCGTTCCCACATAATTCCAATTGCTGAGTAGCCGACAATATCGGTGTATGTGTCTGAGATTGATTCGTTGTTAGGCGCAGCAGACTGCAGCATTAAGTTCTTTAATCTTGCAATTTTGTCATGCACGCGCACGAGGAGACCATGGCGTCCAAATCTTGAAATATTATGGTGACCGTAGTCGTGCTGCTTGCGAATCAAAGTTTCGGTTATTTGTTCCCGAATCATCCAGCTGTCGAAGACTTCGGTACCGCTAGCACTCAAATTTTCCATTTTTTTGTATTTGCTGCCGGCCGCAGCATCTGGCAAAAAACTTCCATTTTTCATTCCTCCAGAAGCAGCAATCGCCCCCAGCATTTTCCACTCTTCTGCCCAATACATCTGGTCAGCTTCGAACCATTTCGAAGTATTAATCATTCCCTCGAATTGGATGTCGAGGTGACCTTGGAAAAGGAGGAACGTCTCGAGCTCGGAATTCAATTTTTCATAATTTTCTGAGGAGATTAGTGTGATTCTGGATTCTCCGCGGTCGGCCATGATGGCTGCCGTTGAGTCAAAAATCGAAGAAACACAAACCTTGGCAGCATCTTGCCATCTTCTGGGTTCAAATGGTCCCTCGGTATCAACAGCTGTGATTTGCATAATTTCCCTTTTCTTTTAATTTAAAACCAGGCGTCTTCCACCACCGTCATTCAGATTCATTGGAATCCAGCAATGATTCCCATTTATCTGGTGGGTTGGCTGCCAGCTCCAGCCTAACAATTTCCACTAGCTTTTCCAATTCGTTCATCCAGGCAACATCACCGATACCAGTGAGCCCCGCGTTTTCTTCCAGCAAATCAACTGTTTTAATCTTCGAGCGAATGAATTCATCAGAAAATGCCGCAATGATGTTCTTGTCATTTGCTCCCGGCATGAGGACAGGACCTTCCCGTCCATCGAGTGATGACTTTGGTGCATGAATTGCGGTAATTGCATATGTGCCCTCAGTGAAGACGAAGATGACATTGTGTTGATTTTTTGTTGTTTCTTGGATTTGAGTCTGGAGCTCTTTGGCTAGCTCTGGGTCGACATTGTTTTTGGACAATACTTCGGCCAGCTCTTTCTTGCCCTTGTCCCCGTGTCCTAGTTCAATCCATTCCTTTTGATTCTTTTTCTCTTCCATGGTGATGCACCCCTTGCTTGTTTGGTGCGTCAATGACATCGCAGGTTGCCATGGCGCTTTATATACAATTGTAGATATGGAAAAATTTGCCTGATTTGCTCATGCATTTATCCACGTCGTATACGTTAGCCGCCACGTGGGATAAAAGCAAATCTATTTAAAAATATTTCCAAGATAAAAAAATCTTTTTTCTTCCACCACCGCGGCCGGCTGCAGCTCCGCGTTAATTGTAAAAAAATCAATTTATTTACTTGTCACCCCTGGCGAACATATGTTCGTCTATCGTTACAAGTATGGACAACAACACCAAATTCAATACCTACATCAAGGCACTTGAGCAATACATTGCACGAGAAGGAAATTCAAAAGTTCCGGCAATTCATGTTGAAAATTTTGAAGAAAAAGATGTAACTCTTGGAGCTTGGGCTGGATACATTCGCCAGAGATTTCGCAAAGGTCAATTGAGTCAGGAAAGAATTGACATAATTTCACAAATTTCCCAGTGGCAGTGGGGCCCGTTTCAACCGGGTCCAGCAACTGACTCAAAAAGAAATGAAGTAATTCGCAACATGCGGACCGAGGGTAAGTCCCTTCGGGAAATTGCAGATGAGTTTGATTTGAGCCGGCAGCGGGTCCATCAAATTGTTAAAAAATTAAAGATTTCTTAAATCCAGGAAAGTCTTCCACCACCGTCAAGTTCCTAGGAGCTCAGAAGAACATGCCTTCCAAAAATACTCAAAAAATTGGAAATTCTTTTCCTCGTCCGCTGCCGAACCCAATTTCTGGCGGGGCTCCAACGGTAAATGGGGGCATGAAGGCAATTCTTGCGATTCTGAATCTTGTGTTTGTGTCGGTCATGCTCGGCTCGGTTCTGTATCTTGCTCTGCGTGTCGTGAGCGTGGACGGCAGTGGAGTGAGTATCACACTCTCTCTGTGGCGTTGCGTGGTGCTGGCGTTGTTCTACACGCTGTGGCGACTTGTCGTTACTGCACTCTTGCGTGTGCGTGACTAACAACTTATCTAGTAAGTAGATACGAGCGAATCGCATGCACTTATCTAGTTCATGTGTATTGACTAGATAAGTACCAGTGGTGATACTGACTAGATAAGTACCGAGTGTGATACACGCAATACAAGTAAGCAGAATCATTATCAGCACTTATCTAGTCCTTTCTCAAACAATTTCTAAGTCAAGTTCAGCGAGTGAACTCAACTGCGAAATGAAGTCAATACCTTCGTTCCACAGTAGATTCTCGTAGTCCTCACTTGCTTTCTTTGGTGTGTACGAGCCTGTCGTAATTTCGTCCAGTATTCCAGTCAAATAATGAATCGCATGTTTCAGGCTGTCTTGCAGTTCGCTCAATGCTTCCTGCACTGCTTCATCGGGTGTGTCCACTTATCTAGTCCTTTCACTTATCTAGTAGGTATTGGGAGTGCCTAGCCCTCTCGTAGAGCGTTAGAAACGGAAAGTGTATCGCTTGGTATTCAGAGCGACACACGCTCGCCGAGAGAGCGTAGGCAAGTCGTACACGGTTCTCCCCAACTGTGTACGCCAAGAGTGGGGGCTGGCTCTCACCAACCCCCACCCGAGGACTTATCTAGTCACTCAAGCGAGTGGGATTTTGCCCATGTGTCTGCGCCACACATCACGGAACATCGCTGGATAGACACTCCGTGCCGTTCCACCGTTGCTCAATGACTTGAGTTGCTTTATCGCTTCCTCAACATGAGGAACAACGATGTAGTTGTTCTTGCGAGCGTAGGTGAGACACTGCATGGCGAGTGAATCGTGGAAATTGTCGTTCACGCCACACACTCCACCGTCTGTTACCCAAACAAGAGGAGTGCGAGAATCTTTGCGATTCTTTACGCCCCACTGAATTGCTGGATAGTCCACGCCGTTGCCGTGTCCGTAGTCAATTCCTTCCACTGTCTCAACCATGCGTCCTTTGTCGCCAACGACCCATGCGTTATGACCACGACTACCTCTGTCGGAGTAGAGCAACACAGTAGCCCCAGGGGCATGCTCAATAATTTCGGCAATTTGTTCTGTCGTGAACGACATAGAACCACTTGCGTCAATAACGACCATGCCACCACTGCCACGCACCTTTCGGTCAAACACTCGCATAGCAGGGTCGGTCATCATGCGTTGCATACGGCGAGGTCTGCGACCTGCGTTCGTTGCAATACGCTTCTTACCGATACCACCTTTGCTGTAGCGAGGCATTGGCATACGCTCAAGACGAAGTTCGCCCCATTTCGGAGTGCCAGTGGTGATAGCAGACGGAGTTATGTCCTTGAGTGGATTTCCGTCCTTGTCGCCTTCACCTTCCTTGCCTTCACCTTCGTTGCTGTGGGCTTTGGACTTATCTAGTGAGTTACCTTCGCCCTCGCCACCAGCCTTGCTCTTGCTCGGCTTTGGTTGCTTCCGTTCCTTTGGTGGTGGGAACGAAGCGAGCCTGTCCACCCACTCGGCGAGTTGTTCCGTGTAGGTGAATCCGAACGGCGCAAGTCCGTTGTGAACTGTCGTGTTAGCCAAGTGACCAGTGCGATGAGCCTTCTTCATCTCACGCACGGCTCGCTTGCCAATGTCTAGCAGTTGGTCGCCCCATGCACGATTCACTCTGCGAACGCCGTTGAGAAATTGCTTGTGTCCAGCACTTCCAGCAGTTCCAACGCACATAGCAACTGCCATTGCCCAGTCGTTAGTTTCTGCGCAACGCTGTCCACTTGCGAGTTCGCTTCCGTCAGCAAGGTGTTTCTTTACATCTATCCCTGCCTGTTGGCAGAGAAAGTTCACACGAAGTTCCTCAACGACAGTGAGTGCTGTAGCCGAAGCCATTTCACGCTTGACCCACTCTGCCATTTGTGCCGAATCAGGCGACACCTTTGCGTGCATGAGTTCGTGCGCACGAATCGCCCGAGCCTTGTCGTCATTGTCCGTTGGTGCGAACATGATTTTGTTAGTCACATCGGTCATTGGCTCGCCACGCACGGCTTGGCAGTGTTCTACTGTCCAAACTCCGTGTGCTTGGTCACGCCGACCGAGAAGGGTTGCCTCGGCTTTGGCGTTACCCCGAGTGGACTTATCTAGTCCACTCGGGAACGCCTTGCCAGCAACATGCTTGCCAGCAGGTTGAGACATTATTTCACCCCGTCAATGGCGAGTGCGTCAAGAATCTGACGGGAACGGTCGCCGAAAGTGAGTGAGCATGCTCGTTCCATGCCAACGCTCGCACGGAGTTTGTCCAATGCGATGAACGCACGAAGTGAGATACGGTCGTCACCAGCGTCAGCCATGCGAACGGCGTACTTGCGCAAGTCAGGAGACAAGCGAAGCAGTGCGCTCGGGTGTGGCTCGTTGATACGAATACGAATCGGGAAACGGTCAGCGAGTGCTGTTGGCAACTCACCCATGTTCTCAATGTTCGTGGTCATAATTGCCGAGAATCCACCGAGAGGACGAATCACTTCGCCAGTTTCAGGATGCTCAAACGAAGCAGATTCAGGTGAATCCAACATCGCCAAGAGTGTTGCGAACACATCGCCCGAAGCCTTATCTACTTCGTCCACGATGAGTCGTCCACCCTCTGTTCCGTTGCCCTTCCATGCCTTGAGAGCCGAACCGTCCAGCCACATGAAGCCACCTTTGCCGTTCGGCATGAAGCCACCTGTAACATCCATGTTCGTCATGTCCTCGGTGCAGACCAGTCGGAACGCACCAGCGTCCACTTTGCCGAGCGTCATGCCAGCGTAGGTCTTTCCGATACCTGATGGACCGTAGAGGATTACTCGGTCTATCCCTGCGTTGAGGCAGTCCTCAAGTGCTTTCCAGCACTCGGGGAGAGCCGTTGTTTCTGTCTGTGCAACCATTGGTATTTCTCCGTTTCTAGTAGTTGGGTTGGTTGTCGTGTACCACTGTAGCGACCCGACAGCAGATTTATCTCGCCACTTATCTAGTTAGTTCATACCACTTATCTAGTCAGTCCACTTATCTAGTTAGTTTCACTCGGACACTTATCTAGTTGGTTCCAGCCACTCGGTAATCGTTCGGCAACTTGCACCCGACCACCCCGAGCCTCGCCAACTTACACCCGACCACCCCGAGCCTCGCTTCCTTTGGAAGCCCCGCGGACTTATCTAGTTAGATACAGAATTATTAGATTTTTGACTTATCTAGTTAGTCAGGTCGCTTGGCGATAGAGATTCGGTACAAGCCACGCTTGACCTTGATGAACTCTGGAGTTTCGTTCACGAACCCGAGTGTCGTCTGATACGAGAATCCACACTGCTCAACCAGTTGCTCGGTGGTGAACTCTTTACCGTCTTGGGTCTTTGCCCACTCCATAAACGCACCCCATTTGTCCTTGCGTTTTTCAGGCTTCTGCATTGCTTCCCTCTGGACTTCCTTGCCACAGTATGTCTGAATAATGTGGTCGGCGATGTGGGGAAGCACGGAGTAAGAGTTCAGGTAAGAAAGCACATTTTTGCTTCCACCTTCCCTTTGCCATAATTGCAGTACATGTAGCCCACGAATCAGTTCGCTGGCATTGGACGCTTGTTCTTTGGGAATCCGATACATCGTTCCGAATTCTTTTTCCATTTCCTTCCACATCTCTTTGTGGATTCCGTCAATGAATTCATCAGTCAGTTTTTTCATGGCTACCTTTCTAGCGGAACTTTATCCCGACTTGCCCGTCACTCCAGATTATCTTTTGGTAGGCAGACTTATCTGGTACGGCAACGCAAGAAAGTTATTTTTTTGACCACCTGACATCGAGGGCACTTCCTTTCCACCACCGTCAATTAGATTCACCACCCCCCGGGAATTAAATTTGTCAAATTTTTCATTTTTTTGCACGTTCTGGCGGCCGGCTGCGGCGGCTCTGGATTTCTGGATTTTTTGGCAGCGAAACGCGGGGCTTACATGGTGAATCGGGTGCATAAAGAAAGAGGGTGGGTTTGACCCCACCCCCTGACTTATCTAGTTAGTTATCGGACTTATCTAGTAACTAGATAAGTGGCTACTGGTTCTTGAGAAAATCCTCAATGTCGGGAATCGTCTCTTTGGCTATTTCCCGTGCTTCCGAATAAGCCATAGCGTCCATAATCAAGTCGTCCAGCATGTCTGCCAATGCACGGTCGTCCTCTGTGAGCAATGGTCCATCAGGACTTGGCACAAGAAACTTTAGCGCCTCATCCTTCTCCTTGTCGGGGAGTTGTGCAATTTCTTGCACCTGCGAGAAACTGAATCCCATTCGGTGACCATGATTCTGATAAACAAACAGTGCCTCGGTCAATGTCTGCAATGCGTCAAATCCGAATCTGATAAACGGATTCTCGGTGGGAAACTCGGTGTTATCAGAGAACACTTTTTTCATTATTTCTTGCATTTCTTCATCATGGTTTTGTTGTTCGCTCATTTCACTTCCTCTTTCTGTTTGTCGTTGGTTATTAGCGAACGCAGGTCAAGCAACATGTCGGTCATTTCCGATGAAGCAACTAAGTCTCTGCCCGAGCAGTGACGAATCATTGTGTCCACCAGTTCGGTTGCTGTAAGTGTTTGGGTCACTTATCTAGTTCCCTTCTTTGTCGTTGTCGGCTTCGGTGAGCAAGGTGTGAAACGCCTTTGCCTTTATTGCCATTTTCAGGTATGAAATCGTCTGAAGCATGGCATTGGTGAAACGAGCCTCAGCCATTTCGCTGTTCTCATCTGTCAGGTGAACAATGTCAGTGTCCACATCATCAAACATCGGTACACCTTGGTCGTCATAGGTGTAGGTGCTTGCGCTCATGTAAATCTTGTCCTGTTCCCAGTCCACGCCACTTACTACAAGACCCTCACGAACATCGGTGAAAGGGTTGTTTTGGAACTCATCTTTCAGCGATTCTCTTTCACTGTCACGGTCGGCTGGAGTCGTCAGGTCTGTGAAGCGACGCATGTAACCCTCAACAGCAACAAAGATGAAGTTCACTGGTGCTGTAGGCAAGTGACCAACAGCGTCAATGTAAGCGTCGTATGGGTCGCCTTTGTGAATCAGTGGAAGCATGGCAACATCGTATTGGCGTTCCAAGCCCAACTGCTTTGTGTATTGACTTGCTGATTCAGCCAATTCATCATCTGTATCATCAGACTGGTGAATACGACCAATGATGAGCATTGGTGGGGTGTCGCTCATCGCAACCTCTTTGCACATTTCTTTTTTTGCATACTTGTTTCGGCGCATTACATCGCCGAGAATCTTTAGTATGTCGTTTGAGATTACTTGCTGTTCGCTCATGGCGTTTCTCCTTTGGTGGTAAGTACCAACACTGTATCTATTAGTAAGCAGACTTATCTAGTGAGTATGGGTGGGGTGTCCACTCCCCACCCATTTCACATCAGGCATTATTTTGCAATAATGTCTTGGGCGTTCACTTTCATCGCTTCGCACAACAATAGAAATGTCGTCATGCTTGGCGAGAAATGTCCGTTCTCAATGCGATTCACCGTTTTACGGTCAATGCCAGCCTTATTCGCCAGCGTTTCTTGTGACCACTCACGCTCAAGTCTTTCGTTCTTGAGTCGCTCTGCGATTCGCATTGTCTTTTTCTCAATGGCTGTAAGTGCCATGTCTTTCTCCTTTGTTTCTTGGTTGATTTTGGGTTTAGGACTTATCTAGTAAGTAATCGTCATACTGACTGAACGATAGTTTCTCCTTTCGCCTCTGATTAGAACGAATCCACGACACGATGAGTTGCATCGCCTTGTCGCACGAATCAACCATTTCATCGTCACGGTTTGCTCGCCACTCACTCTGTGCTTCCCAGTATTCGTCCATTTGTTCATCGGTATCTTGGGGCATGCCCTCTATCTCCGAATCCATTTCGGTTACACCTTCGCCCTCAACAATGAGTTCGCCATTGTGGATTACAACCCAACCAGCAAAGAACTCGGCTTCTTCCGTGAACACGACACCGAATACAAGTTTCGGGAACTGCTTTGAGATACGAGCGATAAGACCGTTACACGGCGACCATGCTGACTGGTAATACATTGAGACAGAACCCTTGTTGTAGTCGTCATCAGATACGCCAACATCACCTGCGCCCCACTTGCTTCCCCATACGGCGTTGGCATAGTCGTACCAGTCCTTGTAGCCGTACTTATCTAGGTTGTCTTGCATTTGCTTTTTGTGTTCAGCCTGTTTGTCCTCGGGAACTGAACCCGAAACCGTGTTCATCAACGCCTCGGGAATCGGGTCAAGGTGGTTGAGTGAATCAACTTCTACTTCTTTTTCACCAGTGGCTACCCATTTGCCGTCTTGGATTTCTCCAGTCTTTTGCAATTCCTTTATCTTGAGTGATTTCAGGAATCGCTTGAGTTCAGGTTTCGGACCTGACACCTTCATTGTGTTACTGCACCAGTTTGGCATGCTCGCCCTTTCGTCTAGTAGTGGTACGACCCACTCTAGCCCCACACCAGCAGATTTATCAACCTGACTTATCTAGTCAGCATGTTCTTCCACCACCGTCAATGTCTTGATGTGTTCTCAACCCGACCCGACTTTCACCCGACCCACCCGTGAGCCGACCCAACTTCTTGCCGACCACCCCGAACCAGCCCCACCCCATCACTTACCGTGTAAGCCCCGCGTCCCACTGTTTAGCCGGGGCTCAAAGGGTCGAGCTGGTTTAATTTGGTTGGACTTATCTAGTCAGTAATGATTTCGTCTGCGTAAACGAGTTGTGTTTCGCTGACACGCCAGCCGTTCTGATGGTCCGTCCATGCGTACTTGATAAGTGCCGTCCACTTATCTAGGTAGTCATAAATCTCATCATCGGGAATCCCATAGTCGTCAAAATACGAAGTGTCGTTCGGGTCTGGCGAGAAAGAGAAATAGACAAATGAGCGACCCTCTGGAAACTCCACTCTGCACTTGCTGCCGATGAGAATCAGACCACGAGCCTTTATTGCGAGCATGGTCAGAAAGAGCCGAATCGTAACCCATAGGGGAACGAAGAACTTATCTAGTAGGTTCATACGCCATCTCGTTTACGTCTTTGCCGAGAAGTTGGTCTGTAGTCAGCCGAATTATTGAGCGCACAATGTCGTCACTTGTTATGCCCCACGAATCAAGAGCCCACGCCAATAAAGTTCCATTTGCTAAATCACCACAAATTGCTTCTATTGCTTGAGCCCGTGTCGTGGCAAGGAAGTAGTAGTTCTCCCACAAAATCTTGTCTAAATCTTCAGGCGTCAGAACCATTTCTCTCCTTTCACGGAAACAGTAGTCCGTACCACCCCAGTTTCGGTAGCAGAAACCACGACTGGAGTCAGCACCTTGTATGCGTTTATCCAGTACTTAGACCGTTCAGCAGACCTGACCCATTTCGCCCTTTCTTCATCGGTCATGTATTCCCACTCATCGGGCATTTCATTGGTGGGGATACTCCACTCCTCAATTATTTCTTCTTCTTCGTGTTTCACAATTTGTGCGCTCGCACGGACTGTGATGTGAACATGGGCAGTCACTTATCTAGTCCTTTCAGTACCAGCAGGTAGAGCCGTCTGCCTCATCGGCAGTCCAACGAAGCCACCAAATCGCATAACGAATCTGAGGAATCAAATCCTCACCGTTCACGATGAACTCTGGAGAATCCTGAATCTTTTCGTTCAGAAACCATTCCATTTGGTTGGCAGTTGCTCGGCAACTCTCTGGAGACTTCTCCGTACCTTCCTCATTGTCGCCATAGAAATCGTATTCGCTAATGCCAAGAGCGTCAATGAGGTAGTTCCCCCACTTACCCCGATACCAGCACGGAGTTCCGAACATGCCGTACACAGCACCTTCGGTCATGCCACTTGCCTTGACTGCTGTCTGATACGGGCATGCGTTGCGATTAGCAGTTTCCTCACAGGAAATGCTTTCCACGAACTCACCGTCTTGTCCACGAATCGGCTGACCTTCCTTGTCCAGTCGCCTCACCATTACTGCCGTGCCTTTGGACTTGCACGGGTAGTTCTTCGGTATGTTGTCTAATCCCATTTTCTTCCCCTTTGGTTTAGTAGGTGATTACACGATACATGTGTACGAGCAGACTTATCTAGTAATCCTTTCCACCACCGTCAAACAGTTAGAGCCAGCAAACGACATTCCCCCGACACGCCCGAACTTTGCGCACTTTTCCCCGACCACCCCCGTTGCTCGCAAAAAAATCCATTTTTTATCACTTCCCGTGTGAGCCCCGGCTCATGGTCGGGGCGCGGGGCTTCCATCGTCGGAAGCGAACTTATCTAGTAAGTATTCGGGTCGGCACTTATCTAGTAAGTATCCAGCCAGCCCGACCCACCGTTGGCAAGTGGGTCAGACTGACTAGATAAGTCACTCGGCTTCGGCGATACCAGCCCTGCCCTCGTAGCCACGAACAGCGTTAGAGATTTGCCCGTAATAGTCACCGTTCTCGCAGTACCAGCCTTCGGGTCGTGCGATGAGTGTCCACACCACGAACGGCGAGTAGGTGTCGTTCGGCAAGTGGCACAGCACTGTCCACGAAGCGTACAGACCGTCACCAGCGACATTACGCAAGTGATACGCAAGCACCAAACCGTCATTGGCGTTAGTAAGCACCAGCCCCACTTTGGGGGCTGGTGACTTATCTAGTGAGTTGATGTGGTGAATAGTTGCTTCACTCATTGGGAAGTTCACCGTTGGCGAAGTAGTTATCCATTTGCTCATCGGTCATACCGATTACCTTTGGTGCGAAGTTCTCATCATCGCTCGCCCAGTCGGTGAGCCAATTTGCGTACTCACCGTCAGTGCGAACGGTCTTGACGAGATTTGCGAATTGCTCACTCCATACGAACGCAGGAACATCGTGGTTCTCTCCGTCATACTCGCCCTGCTCGTTGAGCGCACCGATTACCACGCAGTCACCTGCCAGTGGTCTGCCGAACAGTGCCGAAGCGACTGCGTTCATTGGCAAGCCGATGAGCAAGCCTTCATCGTTGATGTAACCAACAATGCCCAAGTTTCCCTCGTTCACGCTGTCAAACCAACCACCTACGATTTCGTTGATGGCGATGTGAGCCGTGTCCTCGTCAAGAAAGAGTGGCAAGCACTCTCCCTCGCTTGTGATGTGTAATGCCTTTGTTGCCATTGTTCTACCCCCTTCGGGTCTAGGTATTTATTACGATTTCATCGTAATAGTGGGTGGGCAGACTTATCTAGTAAGTCCACCCACCCACTGAACGACTAAGCGACTTTGCTCGCCTTGCTTGCTGGCTTGACTGCGCCCTTCGCTGGCTTCACCAGCACTCGGACATAGTTCGTGATTTCCACGACTGACTTGATTACCTTGTTTGGTATTTCGCCCTTGTCCACTGCGCTATCCCACGCCTTCGTGTCCACGCTTGGCTTCGTCACCTTACGGAACAGAGCAGGACTGACTGACTTGCGCAACTTATCTAGTGAGAAAGACCTGCGCTCGCTCGGCGTGACCGAGAGAGTGATTTCGTCTTGCGTGAAGTCGTTGATGCCGTTCTCGGCGAACACTGCGACAAGAGTTTCTCTTGCCACTTCGTGCGCCTGCTCGGCTTGTTCTTTCGCTGTGAGAGCGTTTAGGAACGCTTCCACTGCTTGCTTGACTTGGGTTTCTGTAGCCATTGGTTTAGTCTCCTTTGTGTTGGGTGGTGGCTTGCGCACCACCCTACACCCGTGAGAGCAGATTTACCAACATCGCTAGACAGATTTCTGAACTTGCCCCCGACACGCCCGATTTCCACTTGCCCCCGACCACCCCGTGCGCCCATTATTCTTGCCCTATGCGCCCTTTCCTTGTAAGCCCCGGCAGCCAGCCCTTCCAACGGGGCTCAGAAGGTTGGATAGAGGAAAGGCTGGCACTTATCTATGAAATGACAGCCGAAGCGAACAGACTGATAGCAATAGCCGAAGCAAGCAACGCCGAAGCGAAAGCCCTGCTCGCTCGTAGTCGCTTCTCGCTCGTCAGGGACTTATCTAGTTAGATAAGTGAAACGGGTGGCTCACCATTTCTGGCAAGCCACCCGTTACTTTCGGTGGTTTAGTGGGAAAGGGGGTTAGAGATACTTCGCCACCGAGTTGTAGGTGCTTGCGCTCACCAACTGCTCGTCTGTGAGTTTCAGCACACGAATTGCCTGTGAGATTTCCTCTTTTTCACGCTTGAACTCGTGTTCGCTGTAACCCGTAGGGCGTTCAGGCTCGGCTGGGAGTGCGCCTGCTGGAAGCAGAACGCTGACGCTGAACGATACTTTGCCCTTGTGCTTGCGGTCACGGGAGTACCAATAGTTCTTGCTGGCTTCCTCAATTTCGCCTTTTCCTGCTTTGATGAGTTTCAGGACAGCGAGGTTGTACGCCTCAACTGCCTTTTCGTAGGCAAGTTCCTCTTTCTCTTGGTTCTTGTACCGAGCCTCACGCTCGGCAAGAGCCTTCTCTAAGTGAGAGATGAGAACACTCACCTTCACCTTGACTTTGACTGTGGACATTATTGCTCTCCTTGTTCGGGGTCTAGTTGGTATCCGAACACCACCCACGCTACGAACACGACAGCAGACTTATCTCCACTTATCTAGTCAGTTCAGTTTCCTTTCCACCACCGTCAATAAGTTGAGGACAGATGTTGGTCGCCGTTTCTTTCAGCGCAAACTTTCGCCCGACCACCCCGAAGCGCACTCACTTCGCTTCACTCGCCTGCTTACCGTGTAAGCCCCGTGGTTTTTTGTTTTATTGAGCGAAGCGGGGCTCAAACCGTTGAGTGAGTGTTTGGCAACTTATCTAGTGAGTGTGTGTGGACTTCGGACTTATCTAGTTAGTTATCGTCTATCGGCAGGTCTATCGCCTGTCCTGCGTGTATAGTCGTGCCGTACTTATCTACTAAGTAATCGGCAACCTGCGTGATTTCGCCAGTACACTCTGTCTCTGCGATACTCCATAGCGTGTCACCCTCTCTAACGATTATCGTTGCTTCCGAGCAAGCGTAATCGGGCTGATTTGCTGTGTGAGTGGCAAGCAACGCAATGATAATAACTGCGATTATTGCGAACGCTCTGAACTTACGAGCAAGCATACGGTAGTGCTGGTCATACTTATCTAGTTCATTATTTCTCATCAGTAACCCCCTGTATTTGGTTTCTCCAACTCTAACTCGTATCGGGCAGATTTATCTGACTTTCTCCCGACCACCCCGACGCTCCAATAAACGCAATAAACGCAACGCTACGCAGGGAGCCCCGGCTCCTCGCAGGCCGTGCTCGCCACCATGCTCGCAGGACTTATCTAGTTAGATAGATAAGTGTCGGCAATGGAATAAGCCCGACACACTCTCGCAAGTATGTCGGGCTCGTCCGTGTCGGATGAGACGTGCTAGGTACTACTCGTTATCCTCGCCGTACAGTTCCAAGTGTGCTTGCCAGTCAATGAATTGGCTTAGGTGCAATCCCTCTACAAGCGCATGAGTTGGGCAGGTTGCCTGCCCACGCCATAGGATGCCTGCAGGCAGGTCAATCTCCACGTCCCAGTCGGCTTGCTGTGCGTTTGCGATTGCAACCTTGCACGGCTCCACCATGACGGCTGGAATTGCTGGATAGTGATTGCTTGCTAGGTGCCAGCGAAGTGCAGTATCCATGTCTGCCACTTCTAGCATCCCTTCTAGTGAGTATCGTCCCATTAGTAACCCCCTGTGTGTTGTGTGATTAGGACAAGTACCACGATAGTACCTGCCGTGCAGACTTATCTAGTTAGTCTGGCAGTCCGTAATAAGTCTCGTACTGTGGCTCGCATACTGCCTGCCAGCAATCGTTGCACCATTCACGCTCGCCATCCTCGTCTATGCGCCAGTACGTGATTAGCGACATACCTTCACGCCAACCTATCTCCGTACTGCAACGCTCGCAGGTACGTTCACCTACTCGCAAGTCTTTACCCTCGTAGTCGGCGTAGTTCAGTTCGCTGATAAGTACGGGCTCGTATTCAGGGATACGTGTTATCCAGTTATCCAGTGCCTGTGTATCTAGTCTCATAACTCTTACCTCGCTTAGTGATTGGATTAGTTCCTACTGATTACGGTATGGCGCAGTGGGCAGACTTATCTAATTAGTTCCACCCTCACTCTCGGCACTTGCCCCCGACCACCCCGACGCTCCACACCTGCTCGCTTGCGTTGGAAGCCCCGGGTTTCGCCGACTTCTGCGGGGCTTACAAGGTGCGAGCCGTTGGCTGGCATACGGGTATGTCGGGGGGAAGTTCGGCTCTTGCTCGGAGTGACTTCGTGGCTAGCGCACACGGCTATCGCCGTGCTTGCTCTCGGAGTGAACGCCTGACCGTCACGGTGGAGTTCGGTGCTTGCGTGAACTGACTAGATAAGTCGTATCGCTTGCGTGACGATGAACTAACTAGATAAGTCCATAAACGACTAAGCCCACCACGCAGGGGGTGCGTGGTGGGCTAGTCGGCTTGACCGAACGAACTTATCTAGTTCGTATTCTTTCGTGCCTTGGCGAACAAGTTGTGTACTGCGTCAGCGAGCGAGCCTCTCGCTTGACCTTCATCGGTAACAACGCTGTCTGGCTCATCGGAGAAACGAAGCACACTCGCCACACTTTGACGGCTTGCCAAGACGAACAAGCGAACACGCCTACGCTGTGGGTGCTGGCTCGGTGCTACTTCCTCATCATCGTCATCGGTGATAGGTGAAGCCCAACCACAAGTGACCAATGCGATGAAGTCCGAAGCATTGGCTACTGCCACGCTTTCGTCACTTTCTAGGAGTTCATACACATCGCCGTGTGTTCCAGCAATAGCGTACTCGCCGTACTTCGTGACGGAGTAAAGTTGGGCTTGACTAATCTCATAGCCAAGTTTGGTGTCGTTGAGACTTTGCTCAACTTCGGTGGCTAGGTCTATGGCTTTCATTGAGTTCCCCTTTCGTGGGATTAGTAGATACTCATACGATAACGGTGGGTGGGCAGACTTATCTAGTGAGTTCACACTTATCTAGTTATTCCACACGCCACGAAGCCATTGACCGTTTGCGTTGCCTGCCACTTCCACCCGACCTACCCGTTGCGCCACGCCCACCCCACCCCCCCGACGCTGGAAGCCCCGCAGGGGCTGACGCCCCCCGGGGCTCCCAAAGGGAGCGAGGGCTGGGTGGTCACGGGGTAGTCGGCGCGAAGTTCGCTTTCGGTTGCTCTCTCGTGGTCTATGCTTCGCTTCGTGGTGGGCAACATACGGCTCGTTGCGAGTGGGGCTTCTTATCCTTTCTGACCCTACCCTGCTCAACCGTAATGGGTCTTTCGCTCGTAACGGAGTGGTTTACCGAGACAGCCGAGACTGCTCACCACAACTAACTAGATAAGTGACTAGATAAGTGGGGGCGTGGTCTTATCTAGTCAGTCATAGAACTAACTAGATAAGTGTCGCTCACTCGCTCTCGCAAGCACCACACAGAATGTCAGCACCTGCCCAGTCACCGACATAAGTACCGTGCTTGCAGTACAGGCTTTCCTCGTAGTCGTGTTGCAAGCGCACACGGGCTTCGTAGTTCGCTTCGTACTCGTCATAGTGCTTGTCACAACGGGCGAACATAATCGCCGTGCCGTTGCTACGGAAACGCATGGGCAACGCATAGCGAAACTCAACGACACCTTCGCACGGGCTATTTGGGTGTTCGCCGAGACAGTCAAGGTGAGTGAGTTCAGGCGTGGTTACTTCGTGTTCGCTCATTAGTAGTCGTCTCCTTCGTATGGGTTGTCGTCATAATTTGGCTCGCTGTAATAATCTGCGTACCTATCCTCATACGCTTTGATAATTGGTGCTTCCTCGTTCCAATGCGAGTAGTCGCTAAGTGATGAATGACGCTCATTACTACGACCACTGCTTTGCTTGCGCTCCTCGTAGTAGCACTTCTCGCACCACAGGTTGTCGTGCTTGTCCACAATGAAACCAAACGGCAAATCAGTTCGCTCATTCAGTTCTGACCAGTTTGCAGGCTCGTCACAATGCACACACTCGGTCATGCAGGTATCGGCTTCGTATTCAGTACTCATAGTTCCCCTTTCGTTGGTACTGGTAATGGTATCGGCGTGTTGGCAGACTTATCTAGTTAGTTAGACACGCTTGGCGCACACGCTCCCGATACCTGCTCGCACGGACTTCTCGTTCGTTAGGTCTGCTCCACACACACAGCACACACCTGCGAGTGCCCCTATCTCTTGCGCTTGCTCAATGGTCATACGGTCACTTGCAGATAGTTCGTAAATAGCACCTGCTTCGTACACGAAACGCTCGGACTTCGTGCTTGCTTCGGGAACGAAACGCATAGCGTAGAAACTTCCACGCTTGGACTGCTTCACACGAAACACACCTTGCGAATTGCGATACATACCGACTTCAGTTACAGGGTTCACACTTGCTCGCTTACCTGACTTGTCTTGCTCTATCTGTCGCAATACTGCCGAGAGTTGCTTCTCGGTAATCACTCCGTGTCGCTCCCAGTAATTGAGAACGCTCGCAAGAAATTGGCTCTTATGCGAATTAGCAACAAGGTAATCCCTTGCTCTATCTGTATCGGTTGTTGGCACTTGGCTCATCAGTATCCCTTTCGTAGTATCCCTGTAATCAGCATAACCCACATCACGCAGACTTATCTAGTATCTATTTACGCTTGCTCGCTCGCTGGACTTATCTAGTAAGTTCACGCCACCTTCACCTTGCGCCCTTCGCCTTCTCTCCCAGTCGCACTTCTCGCCCGACCCCACCCGACCCACCCACTTGCGCCCGACCCACCCGTTGCGCCTTCACTTCTCCCCCGACCCACCCCGTGTGGGAGCCCCGCTACCCGACCGGTCTTCCGGGTGACCTGACCGGTTTATACCGGGGCTTCTGTGGGCCATGGCCCGCAGGGGACTGAACCCCTGCGAGCTGCTGGCTCAGCGAGCCTTGGCCTTCCGGCGTGTGTCGCTGTCGAGATACCACCACAGCGAGCCATCGCTGTAGCCGAGCTGCTCAAGCTCTGCAGCAACTAAAGCCGAATTGGCCCGATGCCGCTGCAGCTCTTCGTCACCATCGCCGACTTGTGTCGGGCAGAAAATGATTGCTCGAAGGATTGCCTCTTTCTGAGCTTCTGTCAGCCTCCACACAATCTCTCTTTTCACATTGTCCCCTTTCGTTCGTGGCTTGCGCCAAGCGAAGCCTAGTAACAGGAGGGCAGAGTTATCTCGCGCGCAGCAGGAGCCCCGTGTTTTGTGTCTCGGTTATTCTCAACGGGGCTTCTTTGATGCGAGGAATGTTTTTCGCATCGGGGTGGTCGGCAAAAAGTTTGGCTGTTGTTGGAATGATGTTTGCTCTCGCTACGATGTTTGCAACCTACTAGAAACGGAGAAATTGATAATGACCAAAACCACGACTTCGCTAATTGGAAAGCGTATTCGTCTTGTCCGAACGAATGACCCGTACACGAAACTTGTTGCTGGCGACCTCGGAGTGATTACGAATGTGCGTGACGATTTATGGGGCGCCAGCATCGTGAGTGTTGATTGGGATAGTGGAAGCAGTCTCTCGCTAATTGAGGGTGAGGATTCTTTCACGATTATTAGTGAGCGTGAACAATTCGCAACAGCGTTAGAGAACTTCGTGCAATCCACACTGGAACTCTCGCTCGCTTGGGAGCGTCTTGACGAACAATTCGCCGAGTATCTGAACACTTTGGACTGGGGTTTCACTTCATCGCTTGATGAGTATGTCCACGAACTCTCGCATCTGCGCCACAAGGTGCTGGACGCTATTCGTCAGTCTGCCAAAGAGAACTAGATAAGTCGGCAGAACAATAGTTCTCCCCCCGATTTCTCGGGGGGAGAGACTAACTAGATAAGTCAGTCACCAGAGTAATTTTTGGACTCTGTGGTTTCTCCATCTAGACCACACTTGGAGCACTTGTGGTAGTTCGTTGCCGAAAAAGTGCCCAACACCGTGTTGTAGTGATGGACGATGAAGCCGACTTGTTGCCAATTGTGACCAAGCAATGCTTGGCGTAGCCAGTAGTTCTTATCGGAGTATTTCCGATAGAGCCGACCTACATACCACAATTGCTTTTGACTTAGTTCGCCTTTCTTGGCGTACTGGTCGGCAAGGCTTTTGACGAACTCAGCGTCATTCCCCTCTATCGTTGAGAGACGAACCAATTGCTCATCAAGTGTCGCTGACTGTGACCAAGCCTCTGGCGCTTCCACAGCGTGGCAATAGGTGTGTCTTGCCGAACGGCGTTGCTCGCTCGCTTGGTCGGAAAGGTCGGCAGGAATTTCCCCCGACCATCTGTCTGTAATGGTGCTCATCATGCTCCCCCTCTGGGGGAGACCATCTCCCCCGACAGAACCATCGTACCCAATGTGGGGCAGACTTATCTAGTCAGTTTAGATTTTGCTCACACTTATCTAGTCGGTTCATGGAACGACACGACACCGACAAAAGAACAGACAGAGAGAGCAGGTGCTCGGTCGGCAGACTTGCCCCCGACCCACCCGAACAGAAGGCGCAGCACACACTGTGTGAGCCCCGGCTAGGAACGCTTGCAGCGAAAGCTGCGGGGCTTACAGCGTTTTGGTGGCTGTCGAAACAGCCATGCCATCGGGGTAGTCGGCAGAAAGTGGAAAAAAGATTTGCTTTTTTATTGCAGTACCAGTAATGTGAAGAACATGATTACTGAACTAAACCCTGAACTACTGGAATACACCGAGACGCATGATGTATTCGGAACGATTATTCGTCACCCATTGGTGATGTGGATAGGACCAGTAACAGACATTGACCTAATAAATAATCTTCTTGATAACAAGCGCAAGGCAACGGAAGAAGCACTAGATAAGTGTGAATGGTCACGATTTATTTATTTGCATGAGCGTCCATATCGTTTTGATGCTTTACACTTTGTTCTCAACACTTTTGATGAAATTACTGATGATGAGTATTGGTCACTTGTTTCGGATGTATGGATAGACACGGAGAACGCTTGGCAGAATGTTGGTTCGTGGACAGAACTATTCGGAAGTGACCGTGCTTCACAACACTCGCTGATGAATGAAGAAGAACTGAAACTATTCGCATCGCTTGACGACACGCTGACAATTTATCGTGGATGCCGTAAGGATGTAAACGAAGAAGGTTTATCGTGGACGCTTGACAGAAGTAGGGCGAAGTGGTTCGCTGACCGTCACGGTCACGATGATAGGACGTTGCTTACGAGAGAGATAAGCAAGAGTGAAGTAATCGCAGTGTTTACACGCAGAGGCGAAGAAGAAGTAATCGTACTTCCGTATTACTAACTAGATAAGTGTCCAGATAAATCTGCTCGTCATTTATTACCATTATTAGTACCTACTACCGAAAAGGGGAAAATATGTTGGTAACAGATGTAATCGTGAGAAGCAGGGGAACAGCGTTCTCAATAGCGCACAAATTTCAGCAAGGCGAAAAAATTGCCTTTCGCCAAGAAGGCGACAAAGATGTATTTCTCGTAGATACCGTACTTGTTTCTAATGACGGCAATTCGGTTTATGTTGACGGCACTTGGCTTGATGCAGAGAACGATTATGAATTCGGTGGAGAGTGGGATAACGAATTTGATTCCCGTGATGCAATTTTTGTTTCGTTCGTAGAAGTAGTAAAGCGTGAGCCTCGCAATTGGACGGAGTGCTTGCCTGCTGAATACAACAATGGCACTTACGCTTGGACGGAAGAAGTGGTCTGGGATGCAATTGCAGAATTTCACGGAGTAGATGTTTCCGAAATTGCTGACGGTGACCTTGCTTCTTATCTATGAACTAGATAAGTAATGAAAGACCCACTTATCTAGTGAATAACTAGGTGAGTGGGTTTTTTCGTATGCGTAACTAACTAGATAAGTGCATTGAGTTGGTTACTGCTACCGCAGCCCCGCCTTTCGTCGGTTTTTATGACATTGACTTATCTAGTAAATAGAAAAGCCCCCATCAGTTCCTGCGAGGACCGATGGGGGCGATTCGTACTGGGTGGAAATCGGGGGAAATCACCCAGCGAGCTTTAGAGACGTATGTATCCAGTCTCTGCCGGCTGTGTAACTGGCTTGATTGCTGCAACTGTCGTGTTCGTAACACTCTCGCGACGCAGCTTCATTGAGTCACGCACCTGACGCTTCTGTTCGAGCACATCGACGAGAGCAGCGAGCGATGCGTTCATCTCGCCCTTGCTAGTCGGGGTGTACTGTCCGTAGAGGTTAAAGGTGCCGTCCGGCAAGGCTTCCTGGCTCGTAGTGAACTGCGAGAGGTCAAACCCGTAGCGAGTACTCCATTTCCAACGGAACGTAAAGAACTCCTCGTTAGCCTTTGCTCCACTGCGCAACAAGACGCGAGAATTTGGGTGCTTGAGGACTTCGAGGAACAGCTCTTCAGTCTCGTTCATTGGGTACTTGATGACGTGATTCAGAGAGCCAGGCTTTGTTTTGGTTGCCTTCCCCATCCTGGTTGAGGTGACTGTCAACCCTGATTCGACAGCAGACTTGATGGTTTGCAGCTTCTCACGAATTTGCTTAACCTTGCGGCCACCAGGGATTGTCAGTGCTCCACCCGTGAAGCGTGCATAGTGCTCAATCTCGCCAGCCTCATTAGCGCGTGTGACGATTTCGATGCCTTTTGCAATGCTTCGCAGTGGGCCATTGCCACCACGCTTCTTTGACTTCTTGACGAGGAACCACTCATTCGGAGAATCGAGAAGTGTCATAATAACAACTTCGATGTTCGTCAATCGTGGGACTGCCTTGCTTGAGGTGCGACCAGTGGCCGACGATGGTGGTGCCATCTTTACTGGTAGTGGTGCCATCCCACTAATAACCTTTGCCATTTTGACAATGGTTTGCTGGTCTACGTTAGAGGCACTCGATGTAAGTGTCTCAATGAGTTGTGCCTGTCCGGCACCGGACGGGGACTTACCCCGATGCTTTGTTGTCGCCATGGTTGGCTCCTTCTAGTTACTTGTCTCAGGTGGCTTATTGCCACTTGGGGACAGACTAGGGCTTGCCAATACGAGTTCACAACCTCCAACAAAGATTTTTTTTATGTTGCATGGTGGCGTAAAGATGACTAATATTGCCTCCGACCGATGTGAAGCGCTCACAAAGGCAAACAAACAACTAGGAGATAGCTAAATGGCTACAAAGAAAAAAGCTGCACCAAAGAAAGCAGCAAAGAAAAAGCCGGCCAAGAAAACTGCAAAGAAAGCAGTAAAGAAAGCAGTAAAGAAGAAGCCAGCAAAGAAAGCCGTCAAGAAGGCAACCAAGAAGACAGCAAAGAAAGCAAAGACGGTCAAGAAGGCTGCCAAGAAGGCAGTTCGGATGCCAGCTCCTGCTCGCAAGAAGCTAAAGAAAGCTATTGCTAATAACTCATCAATTATCGACGGTCCAATCGTCGACAACGCGCAGAAGTAATTACGCATGTCTCGCCTGCGAATAGAAAGAACAGAGATGTCTCAAATCGGTGAGCCCTCACAGCCTTCGTCAAAGGCGAAGACAAGCACAATCAGCTTCGACGAGTGGCTCCACATCGGTCTAGAAAATGACTGGTGTGGACCACCCGTATGCTCAATACATGACGGTATCCCAATGAGCGAAGCTGAAGAAGAGGAATTTCAGGAAGGTGACCCGTGTGTGCACATCATTCGTTTGTACGAAGATGAAGAGCAAAAGAAGTTGGTAGAAGACTTCCACTCGCCATCCAATTGGCGTAAACCACTTATCTAGTTAAGTTCACCCACAGCACTTATAACGGCCACGACGAGGTGGTCTTTGGCTTGTTTTGGCTTCTGATACAGGAACAGCACGACGAGTGAAATTTGGTGCTTCTGTTTCCTGCTCTTGTTTTTTCTTTTTAGCCATACCCTATTTTCTCATAGGGAAGCAGCTCTATGGTGGAAGCGCCTAGAACAGGGCTATTTGGATACCACCAGTATCTTCTACTTGTTTGCAGTAGTTGTGCTTGTATTCGTGAAGCTCGTCAATAACTTCGGAAATTGTTGTCCCCTTGGCTTTAAGCCAAACAACAGCTTTACGTTCGCTAATCGAATCTTGTGGGCGCAACGGTAGACCACATACGCAACACGTGAACAACGGTGGGAGTGAAGCCATAATCTATTACCACTTTCCTACTGGGCATTCAGCCTCAATTAGTCTTGTTTTTAAATGCATGAAGCAACCACACACAGCGCACTGCTGCGTTTGGCGCAAGAATTCAGGGCATGCCTTGCAGATAGCGAAGCGCTCCTGTTGTTTCTTTTCGGTCGTGTAATTCTGTCGGCGCAGCAAGTGCCAGGGCATGTTTCGTCGTCTCATAACTTAATCCCGACCACCCCGTGCCTTGCTATCAAATTTTAAAAATCCGTACAGAACTAGCAAGAGCAGCACGGAAACAATAACGCTGTTGGTATCCATGGACCCATGATAGCGATTTTCTCGCTTTTCATCAAGCTCACTGATAAACCTGCTTTCCTCGACTTAGGATTCACATCGCAGACCGGCAGGGCTCACACTCTCCTTTCGGTATCCAACACACGTGAGCCTTGTCGGTCCTCATTTTTATCTGTACAATGTCCATCGTGAAGTTATTTTTAGACCACAACGAAATAATTCTTGATTTTCCATTTGATGCCGGCCAGGTTGAGGAAATAAAACGCATATCAGGTGCAAGGTGGGACAAGATTGGCCGTGTGTGGCGCTTACCAATTACGGCTATCAATGAAGGTCGTGAGTTTGCATTGCGTCATAACTTTGAGGTCACTGTCGATGCTCTAAAGTTCTCCGTACCAATACCTGCTATAGGGCGCACCGGTGCTCGTGTGTATGTCGATAATGGTATGGCGGTTATCCGTGTGCCTTATGAGCGAGTAATCATTAAGGCTATTAAACAAATACCTGGCATTACATGGGATAGCAAAATGCTTGCATGGAAAGCCCCCCTTACATCGATTACAAATATCATTACGTGGGCCAAATCTTTCGGCGTTACCGTAGACAATGAGCTAATGGACATGGCTGTACAAGTAGAGACAGAGATGACTGAATTGATACAGGCATCACGCTCGGTAGACGCAGAGATACAGATACCTGAACTACAAGGCGCACTGCTGCCGTATCAGAAAGCTGGAGTTTCGTACGCTGCAAGAGCCCGTAGGACATTTATCGCTGACGACATGGGTCTCGGAAAGACACTGCAGGCGATGTCCACGCTCGAATACGTTCACGACAGTTACCCAGCAGTCGTTGTATGTCCACCAAGTCTCGTGCTTAACTGGGCGAGTGAATATTCGAAGTGGTATCCACATCGCAAGGTGGCCACTGTGACGAACCGTAAGTCATTCCCTGACGCAGGCACATATGACGTTGTGGTAGTTGGATACAGCAATATCGCTACATGGGAGAAGCAACTATCCAAACATCGCTCGTACGTATGGGATGAAAGCCACTATCTAAAAACGCCCACCTCGCAGAGAACGAAAGCAGCAGTCAAGATAGCTCGTAGCGCACCAAAAGAAGGTCTCGTATTGTGTCTCACGGGAACACCCGTAACGAACAGGCCGAACGAATACGCAAGCCAACTTGATGTACTGGGTCGCCTCAAGGACTTTGGTGGGTTGTGGGGTTTCTATCGACGCTATTGCGCTGCATACCAAGACAGTTTTGGTCAGTGGAATATCAGTGGACACTCACACCTAGACGAACTCAATGACAGGCTTCGTGGCACTTGCTACATACGCCGTACGAAAGACCAAGTGTTATCGGAGTTGCCACCCGTAGTCCATAGCAAATTGCTGGTAGAGGGCTCATCACAAGCGATGAAAGAATACAAGAAAGCAGAGAACGACATTATTCTCTACATCGCAGAGCGAGCCCGACAACTCGCCATAGAGCAGGGCAAGTCACAGCACGGCGCTGCCATATCAGCAATGATTAGGGCAGAAGCGAACGAACATTTAGTCCGTCTGTCGGTGCTTCGCCGTCTTGCTGCGAAAGCAAAGATGGAAGTCGCTCATGAGTGGATTACTGAACGTATAGAGGCCGGCCGTAAGGTCGTTGTCGCTGCACACCATCGAGACATCGTTGACGAAATCGCCCGTAAGTATGGAGACCTACGTATTCAGGGTGGAATGAAGGTTGAGGAAGTAGAGGAGAATAAACGCAAGTTTCAGCAGTTAACCGTAGATAAAGCACCCGTAATCGTGTTATCTATCCAGGCTGCCAAAACTGGACACACACTCACTGCGTCAGAGGAGTGTTTATTCATAGAACTTCCGTGGACACCAGCAGACGTAGACCAGACATACTCACGCCTACATCGCATCGGACAACAAGGAAGCGTGACGGCAACTTATCTATTAACTAAAGACACCATTGATGAGGAGATTTATCAACTCATCGAGCGAAAGCGTTCGGTGGTAAATGCGTCAGTAGAAGGTGGGGAGTTCGCTAACGAGGATAGTGCCGTGCAACTTATTCTGAATTTACTCGGTAAAGCAGAACAGAACTAATCGGTTTCGGAACTTGTTTCCGACTTACCCGTGGCACCCTGGGTGCGACCGTAAAATATTTCCTCTGCAATTAGTTTGGAATATTTCTTACGCAAGCGCCATATTTTCTTGTTCATTTCAGTCATCTCTTGGCTCATTCGAGCTTTGATTATTGCTTTGTCGTCATACACGCCGTGCCCATTAAATAGTGCGTCATGGATATCTGCGTCCTCAATGATGATGTCTGATATCCAACCGGCACGTTTGTCTATTGCCATCATTAATTCACACAAACCCTCTACGCCGAATTCATCGTGAATTCGATTTGCGATTATTGAGCAGAAGTGTGAACGATACATATTTCTCGCTTTCTGCGAGTTAGACATGAACTCGGATATGAACAGCGCAAGTTCTTCCTTTGTCGGCATTTCTTCGCCATCATCACCGGCAAATTCGTAAAAATCGTCTGCGCCGTCGTTATTCATCTTGCCTCACTTTTCTATGGGCTTGACTAATAATACCCGTACTAGAAGTCAGACATTTGTTAATAGATAAGTTTGAGTTTTTAGTTTTGTTCTCGTCACCCATGAGTTGTTGTCCATGGACGCGAGCGCGCGTTCATCGCGAGAAGCATCTCGGTAGTGGTCGAGATATTCGCCGATGGCGTTATAGATTGACCAGCCGTTGTACCCGTAGTTCTTTGCGTTGTTTTCGTTTTCATAAATAGCGCGAACTAGCGACAACACGTCATCACGGTTCTTTCTCTGACGCTCTGTGCTATTTGGCTCTATCGGAAATGCTGTATTTAGGACTTTGTCAAGAACTTGTGTGCGTGCTGGAACTTTCACTGCCAGTAGTCGTTCGGCAGTAGCAGCAAAGTTGTTTGCCCATTCATTAGATATCGCAAGAACTTCATTCGCTTGCTCTATCGCTCTGTCTGCATTACGAGTGTGACGAGCAGTAAATACCCGTCGAGCGCTTTCTATGCCAAGCGTTACGGTATTTTGACATACGGCACGAATAGAAGTGTTGGCGAATGTAATTGCCGTCTTTCCATCGTGTCCATTGCGAACAAGTAAGTAGCGCGCTATTTGGTCATTCACGCCAGCAGGGTCTACGACTATCGCGCCCAAGTCAAGTGAAGCAAAGAAACCTTTTCCATCGTGTAGAACACCGGCGGTATCTACAACTGCGTCTCCTTCGGAAGCACCCACGATGCTTAGCGCATAATCCAAACACTCTTTATTCTGCTGAACTACATAACGCGTTCCAACGGTGGCCAAACCGGTGAATGTGCCGTCAATGTTGACCCGTACGGTTGCACGACTGTCCGGCACGAGAATAGTTGTGCCATCAGGGTTCCGTAGTGGTTCGCCATTGTCATCGCAAATTGCCACCCGTGTTGTGACTACATCGAAGTTCGCCTGTGAAGCTTCGAGCATTGCCTCTGCCGTTTGTAGCCCCTTCATTGGCGTTCCAAGCCTGTGCCACGGGATTTCTCTGTCGGCGTATGCCATTCTCGCTGTGCCGTCTTTATTGATTTCTAGTCCGTGTGCCATTTCGTGTCTTTCCTTCTCTCTCTTTTAGATAAATCTAACCGAGTATTGCCTGGTTCATTGTACACCGGGGCTCCAGAGGCAGGGGCAGTGGTTGGGGTTCGGTCTGTGGCGAGGGCGCACGGGTGGGTCGGCAGAAAGTCGGATAATTCTGCTCGTCAATGGTTATGATTTATTCAGGAACTAACGCTCGTGAAAGGGGCAACTAATGAAGTTACTAGATAAGTGCGAAAACTGGTGTCAGGAACATTATCTCGGAACGATGAAGGCTCTGCTCGGCATTATCTCTGCCGTGCCGACTATCGGACTGTTCGGAGTGGTTCAGGCGTACTACAACAGCAACATCGGCGACCTGCTGACCTGTTTGTTCATCGTGGTAGGTGGAACGGTGATTACCACCCTATTCGCTCTGACCGTGTACAACGAACATCAAGACGAACGCTACGGCTCTATTCGCCGTCACCCAGTCACGAAGCGAGTGCGCTAATGACTACGACAGCACTGGACACCCGTAGCGTGTTAGCAGAAATGCTAACAGAAAACACTGGAACGCACATCTTGGACAGTGGTGGCGCATACGGCAGGAACTGGGAACGAAACAATGGCAAGACGCTTGCCGATTTTGAGAACGAACCGACTGCGTGGGCTGACGGTTATGGCGTAGTGCTTTCAGTTTTTCACTTTCTTGCGAACCGTGTGGAGTTTCTGCCGAGTATCCAAGCCGAGTTAGATGATTTGGCACGGTGTATGCCTGATGAGGGCTGGTTGGCTATCGCCGAGACACTGGCTGAACGCTACGACCCTAAGCCTCGTACTTGGAACACTTACAACGGCGAGGACAGTCTTTCGCAAACACTACAAGGCGTATCGTTCACCCGTAATGACGGTGAGACTGTGAGCCTTATTCAGATACACGGGGGCTGTGATGTTCGTGGTGGATACACGAAGCCTCGTGCTTTCCGTGTGACGGTGGAAATGGCTGACTGTTTCCCATACGACCACAACTCTTATGAGTTGGAGTGTCCGACTGATAACGAACACTCTCTCTCGTATTTGGGTGAGTACATCGGTTGGCACGGGTCAAGCATTGACGCTGATGAGTATCCGACATACGACAGCGAGAAGCGAACAGCGAACTGTGTGAAGTGTGGTTCGCCATTCATCGTTCACGCCTCTGAACCGTACTAGATAAGTCTCAACGGTCACCCGTAGCCTCTGCGCTCTTATCCCCAACCCCCTTTCATCAAGGGCGTAGGGGTTACGGGGTTTCACTTATCTAGTGAGCATTACTCTGCTACGGCGAGACTATGACTTACTAGATAAGTGTTCATCACAAGTGAGGGCAAAGTGCGAAGCACTGCGCCAGCCGGGGCTCCGAGCGTTTGAGTGTGGTTTGTGTTGTAACTAGATAAGATGATGAGATGAACGAGAACACCTATCGAACAGCAAAGACAATTCTCATCGCTATCGCAATAACACTTGCGTCAGTATTCGCATTTGGGTATTTGGAAAGACAGCAAGCAAGAGACAGTGAGTTCTTTTGTGATGGCACACCAGTCACTATCAAAGAAGGCGACACTCTCTATTGGATAGCCCGAACAAAGTGTGAAGGCAACACTATGGAAGTGGTGGACAGACTTGTCGCCCTGTACGGCACGACATTGACTATCGGTGACACCATCTATCTGCCGACACACAACTCCTGTGAGTTGCGTATGACAGACGGTGGTCAAGTAATGGAAGAGTGTGCGTGATGAACTTATCTAGTTCAGTATCTGTCCAACACTGACAACGAAAACTTCTCCACAGTAAAGCACACGGGCGTACTGTTTATCTGTGTCGTGGTATGAGATGAACTCTGCTTCCACAGCACCCGTAGTCATTCGGCGTGCCTTGTCTGAAACGATGTGACCGAACGACACTGGTATCAACAGCGTCTGACCTACGGTAAGTCCTTTGGTAATCACTAGATGCCGTATGTTCCGAGTTGAGTGCGCTCTGCTTGGCGCAAGACTTCGTAGATTTCGGAAACATGCGCTTCCGTGTGTTCATCATCAGCGAACAACCTGACTATCTGTAAGACACACTCCAAGCGAGCAACCTGCTGTGCCGTAAGTGTGATAGTGAGTTCTGCGTTTCGTGCTATTCCCATTGTGTTCCCCTTTCGGTATTGACCTTAGGGTAGGGCGAGCAGACTTATCTATTTACTATCTGTGACATCACGCCACTGACCATCAACGACCACCTGATAGTGCGCCCCCGACACTGGCACGAGTTCGCCATTAGCATTGCGTTCATACTTGCCGAAGTTCTCAGTGGAACGCCATGCCCACTCACAGCACGGTGTTTCACTATCGCAGGGGTGTGTCCCCTTACCTATCGTCTCTGCCAATGCTGGGAACAGAGTAAGGAACTTCACTATGCAGTCGTGACACAGTATCCAACTACGGCTACGGCGATTACTAAACAGTACATCTACCTCATCAGTGAAGCCACCATAGTAACCAAATAGGTCAAATGGTAAATCCCAACCGTTACTAGGTAGGTGCTTTTGTTCATCGCACTGGACATCGTAGTCACAACCTGAACAGCGAACATGGTTACTCATAACATCTCAACGATAGTCGTATGCGAGCAGACTTATCTAGTACCCGTAGCACTTGGCGACTTCTATGACTGGCGTGTGTTGAGGCGAAGGTAGGCAGAGTAGGCGTAGTTGCGTTGGCGTTGGCGTTCGGCGTGTGCCCTCTCTGCGTCTGCTGGGGGCATACGGTCTATCTCATCATCAGTGGGTGCGAAGCCTATCTCCCTCTCTGCTTCTAGCATCAGTGACACAAGGCTAAGCGTGTGGGTGTCTGCGTACTCACCCGTAGCGATGTGGCAACCTTGTTCATCTAAGTCAAGTGCCAACAGTTCGCTTGCTACCTTTGAGATGAATACACCTGTGAGTTTCATCTGCGACAGGCGTTGGTGTGTGGTCAGGTGTTCGTTCGCTGTCCTCTTAGACCGAAGCAACTGTGTGTACATACTGTTGCTTGGAACGAAAGCGACAAACTCTGATGGGGTTGGCTCTTGTGTTGTCATCTCATCTCTCTCTTGTGTTTGTGTGTGTCGTGTGTATGCGATGTGTATGAGCGAGGCTCTGCGTGGCTAAGCCCACACCAGACCCGAAACCCGACAGACCCGACAGTGCTGTTGGTTTTGTTGGCGTGTCGTGTTGCGTGTTGGATTACATCGGGTGTGTGGTCTCTCTCTCGGCGTGTGTCTTACTGAAACACTTGGATAAATCGTCTTGCTGTTTTTTGGGGTGTCGTATTCGGGTCGTGACTTATCTAGTGAGTTGTGTCGTTTTGTAATCAGCCAGAAACCATCGGCACACACTGCGAGAGACTGCTGTGTGTCCTCTGCGTGTGTGGACTTGTTGCCGACTACCCCGAGTACCGACACAAATTGCGAAAAATTGTTCGCAGTGTCGCCTCGCAGCACCTGTCTCTTGTAGCCCCGCGAAACTTTCTCGGTTGAGGCAGGGTGGGTGGGGGAGCAAAATCGCAAAAAATTCATCCCAGGTTTTTCACTTAAATTTATCCAATGCATACAGCTCGGCCGCCAGTTTGCGGACTTTCTTCCAGTGTCTTGATTGTCTCCCATTTGCCCCCAGACAGCATGGGATGAGCCCTGTGAAGGACAAATGCATGAATGCCCTGTCTTCGTATGCTTCAATCACGTCCGGTGAATCCGAGTACAAAGCGTCCTGTGTTTCTTTCACGGTTCAAGCGTATACTGAAATTCATGCAAACCCAATACCTGTCGTTTAATGATTTTCTTGCTGATGTCAGCATTAAGTATGAGCACCAGAAGAACGATAAATACCCACTTCGCTATGGGCAAATGTACTTCAACCTTCTGGAAGAATTCAGGCCGGCACTTGCTATCAAACTACGGGAATCACCATATGACCCGTACTACTCAGTACATGAGGAGATTCCAGAGACTCACGCATTTGTTGAGTCGAACTGGTAACTAGCTGTTTGATTTCTTTTTTGCTAGTTGTGTTATTTGTATAACCTCAAACATTGAGCCCTTTTCCAGCAGCGACTTAATCAGCGACTCACTAGAGAATCGTGCTATGTCGCCTCCTGTTGACTTCCTTACTGAAATCATAAAGCTCTCTTCGTTATTGGTTGTCACTTCTACTGTTCCTCCTATTAGTTCTCCGTGAATGGAGATTATTAAAGAGTGCCGGCATTTTTATTAGCATTTTCGGCACCCTAGATATATATAAAACATGTTCCGCATTTAGGATAAATTTATCTAATAAATATGTCAGCGCAGCATTTTTCACCGACATTAATTGTGAGTAATCCATAACCAATTGGTATTGATATCTCTACAAATTCCCGGGAAATTATTCCGCACAAATCACAGTCTGTGCTTTTCATCTGCTCGTGCAGCAGGGGCATGAAGTCCGGCAAACACATTGAACAGCATGCAACCTGAATTGCTGGCAGCAGTAAATGGTCAATTGTTGGTGGCACCGTATTGATGTGCGGACAGAATTTTTCTATTCTTTGGAGTAAGTCATCTAGTGCTTCGGCAACTGCATCAGGCACATTGTCTCTTTGTACTGATTGGAATCCTCTTGGCAGCAGTTCTTCGTTGAGTTTGTCGGCTTGTTCAGCCTGTTTCTGTGTCAGCTCGGAGATGAATTTGTTCATTTCCTTTTCGCTGTCGAAATGTTTTCCATCGGGTGCGGATTTTCTAAAACGTGGGTCCATTAGTGGATAAATCTATCTGAAGTAAATGCCATTTTCAAAAAAAAATTTTGGAGTGTTGCTATAGCAGTGATTGTATTTTTCATTACTTTTTGTTGGAAGTACCCGCGCCGGTCGCTCATATTTTGAGTTTTCTTTGGCGTGCGCCCTCTGGGGTTCGAACCCAGGACCAACGGATTAAAAGTCCGGTGCTCTACCGGCTGAGCTAAAGGCGCGAAAAACACGCTATTTATTTCTTTTTCTTTTTCTTTTTTGATTGTTTCTGTATCTTGCGCGTAACAGAAAAAATATACACCCACATAGCAAAGCTCAAAACGAGCACAATCTGCCAAGCTATAAAAAGAAAATTAGGCATTACTTCTCCAGTTTTTTAAGTTGGTTTTCCCTCAGCAGTCTATATGTGTCTGGGGATATGTCAAGCACCCATTTTCTTGTCGGATACTTGCGTGTCAGCCACGCCTTGTAGTCGGCCAGGGTTGGCGGAATGTCTGGGTGGGTGTTCATTTTTCTCCATTTATAAATGATGCGTTGTATTCAGCATTTTTGTGGCGCCTTTGATACGAACAGTCTTCATGTTCGAGCTCGCAGTAACAGTCATAGTACGGAAACTTGGTTAAACACGTATTACATACGGTCACATTTCCGTAATACGTGAATCCAGGTGGCTTTGTGGCGCTACAGCAGTAGTCGTCCTGTTCAGTAGTCATGTCCCTCTAGGTCTATGTTGAATGCTTCATTTTCAAACGCTGTATAAGCATCTTTCCAAGTCTGCGGAACAGCGAAGTCTGGGTTTATCCTATCGCTGATTTGATTATTGTACAAACATTCTTCGGCGTAGTAGTTCCTGATTATCTTCTTTAGTCTATGTATTTCGTACGCCTGTTCAGCGATAATTCCCATAAGTTCATCGTTGACAGAGTCATTTGCTTTTATCACTTCTGCGGCTTTGGAGATTATTGACCCACCTCTACCATGTTGGAGTTTGCGAGCAATTGACTCAAGCTGTTCGATTATTTCATTAGCCATTAGCGGCTTTCTTTTCGTCCAGAATTTTTCCGCATACAGAACAGAAGATTACACCGCCTTTTTCGTTGCCAAGAAAGTGTTGCCAATTACCGCAGCGATGAGGCATGCGAGATGTCAGCCAAATCCAGAAGTATCTAATTTGTTCCATCTTCCCCCCAGTGTTGCTTGTCCAGCGTGGACATTAACTCATCGATTGCACGCCACAGCTCTGGCCAGTCTCTGCGGAGCTTGGCCATCATGCGCCTGTGTCGCCTCGTATCATCGTCAATCCATGTGATTGCCATGCGAAATGCAAATACTTTATGCAATAGCTCATGGTATTTTTCCTCAAGGTCGTCATACGCGAACATCAGAAGCTCATGTTCTGACTCAAACCCCTTGATTATGTTTTTCATTTTTTCTTTTTTCATTTTTCCTCCTCGTGGGCCCGGTGGGGATTGAACCCACGACCAAGGGATTATGAGTCCCCTGCTCTGACCACTGAGCTACAGGCCCTTTGATTATAAATCTCTTGGCGGTATCGGTATTCCGCCTCCAGCCATTCTGAGGAATGTTTTTTCGTCAATAACCTCAAACGACCATGCGTCTTGAGTGAATCCATTATTTATTTCGTGCGGTCTTCTGTCAATCAACGAAATCAGTCTGCACCTAGCGATATTCCCGTCAATTTTAGTGTTTACGTACCATGTTTTTACTGGGTCTCTTGTTTGCCAAATAACATAAATGCAGTCATCGGTTTGGCCTGTTTTTGTTATTTTTCCAATTGTCCCTTTTTGTGACATGTTATTACCATTCTTATTTCTCGACTACTTTATATTTTGCATAGTGCAGACTTTTTTCAGCATACTCGGGATTTAGCGTTTTACGCCATCCGCCGATAGATTCCATGAGCACACCAGGCTGTCCTGTTGCCTCGCACGTGCGAGCCGCAATCTCCTCATGTTTGGTGATTATTTCACTAAGCCTGACTGGCTCATGACATGACTCCGACACCTCGATGTAATATCTCAACCCACCAAATTTTTGTTTCACTTGAAGGATTGTGTAATTTGGGTCTATCGCGAGAAGTTCTTTGTCGCAGTCAAGGACAATCTTGTACCACCCCTCATCGACGTCGATGTTCTTCCACCACCCATCTTTTATTCTTTGGGCTAGTTCTCTTATTTCTATGCTTATGTTGTTCATAGTGGGAGCCGAGGGTCTCGAACCCTCCGCCTACTCGATGTAAACGAGTTGCTCTACCGCTGAGCTAGGCACCCTGCGTGTTCACCTTAGTGCCCCTGGTTGGAATTGAACCAACGTGGACCGCTACGGTTTCTACACCTTATAAGAGTGAGCCGATACAGGGGCCAGTTTCACTTGAATAGCTCCACTGCCTCGGTTATTCGTTCACGCAAAGCACTCACGCTTCCAGACGACGACATTTTCCCTTGGAAAACACCTTTGTGGAAAAGAAGCAATGAAGGAATAGACATAATTTCGAAGTCCTTCGCTGTCGCCATATTGTCGTCTGTGTTGATTTTAACAAAATCTACTTTCTCACTGAATTCACCAGATAGTTCATCAAGAATTGGGGAAAGTTTTAAGCACGGTCCGCACCATGGTGCCCAAAAATCTACAAGAACCAGCTTGTCTGATGAGTTGATAAATTCACTAAATGTTTGGTCGGTAAGTTCTAACATGATTTAAATACTACTCCGTTTCATCGTAATTTTTGTCGTACATCATCTTAATTACATCTTCTGGGTAGATAAGAAAACCCTTTGCCGGGTTGTCATCTCCACCAAAATTTCTTTTTGTCTCAGGATTGAATTTATCAGGATGTTTCCTGAGAAAACGCTTTAGACGGGCTACCGATATTATTACGAACGAACCGTCCATTGCGTAAATGTATACCCACCATTTTGCGGTTGTTACATTTATTCCGCTTGCTACCCAAACTTGCTCACCGTTTTCATCACGCGCACCGCGTGGATTTTGTTGCGTTTCCACAACCATTCTGCCATTGCGATATCTATCGCTTTTTACTTCAAATTCCCCACCGGAGAGTGATTCAAGAAACTGAGAAATCAGTTTCTCTCCTTCCTGCCCATACGCCAGGTCGGATTTAAAATCAAATGTTCTAGCTGGTAAATCCCAAGAGTCTTTCATTCCTGAAAGAATACTAATTCAGCGATGGAATAACAACCGTTACTACATTCTCCAGTTGGCTAATCCGCCCTTACTATTGTTCATAATGTAACGAGCCATCATTAAATTGCAGTGCACTGTCTTAAGCCCTTGCATTCGGTTTTCGACAGCATTGTCCCCGCATACATTTTTTACTGCCGAGTACCAACTGGAATTGATTTGCAACAATCCCGTATCGTATGAGCCGTCCTTGTTTAGAGCGTAGGTCATGTTGCCAGCGGCATCCCACTTCGCATTTTGTGCTTTCGGGCGACAACCCGACTCCCTCCACGCAATGTATGACCATGTTTGTATTGGGTAAAGACCATAAGCTTCGAAAACTGGCTCAAGCTTTGGGCAGCGCTTACTCGGGTCGCTTGGAACTTCTTTCCTGTGCCCCTCGTGGTCGCTTTTCACTGGTGGGAACTGCGGCAAGCTTCGCTTGGCCCTAAACCCTGGGTCGGCTTCCCTGACCTCTTGGTTTGCGGCCCACACCGGATTTTCAACTAACACCTCCTCAACCGATAAATTGACCGAAGTGTTTGCTGTTTCCGTTGTGTTTGTCGGAATTCCAACTCCAGCTATAAAAAGGAGTATAGAAAATCCCCATCCAATAAATGTGTTCAATTGCTTCTCCTGTTGTCGGCGGATAAGACGTGGCGTTTAGTAAAAAGCCAATATTTGGTTTGCTTTGGTCACCCCGCCAGGGGCACTATTAATTATAACAGTTTGATTACGCCAGCTGCAACCGCGTAGCAACCAATAAAAATAAGGGTTTTATCTATTGAAAGTTATCTGGTCCAAGAATCTCAAAAACAGCAAGCACTTTACCCTGTGGCGTCGGACCGATAATAATTTCAAATTGCATTGACCGAAGTATCAGTTCGGCTATGTCTTCCGCTTGTCGTTTTGCGTCTGCAGCATCTTGCTCATCATTTTGTTTAACGGAAATATAATTTAAAATCACTTCCGCTAAATGGTCAATGACCGTGAGTCTAGATACTGGTTCTGACATGGTTGACAGGCTACACCAGTTGGGCTAGGGTGACACGCAATATCAACCCAGTAGGAGAAGAAATGAACCTAGCGCCAATAACAGTAATTGGGAACGTCACGGCGGACCCAGAGCTCACCTACACGCAAAGCGAGCAGGCCCGCCTGTCGTTTTCTGTAGCAGTTAACCACATCTGGTACGACCAGAAAAACGAAAAGCAGGAAAAGGTCAGCTACCACAACGTAACAGCGTGGAGATACCTTGCTGAAAACACTGCACGAGTAATCGAAAAGGGCATCGGCGTCGTTGTTTATGGACGACTAGAGCAGCGCTCATATGATGACAAGGACGGCAACAAGCGTTCAATCACGGAGATTGTCGCAGAAGACATTGGCGTACTGACTCGCTCAATTGAGACGATTACTCGTCGTGTTGGAAAGAATTCTGGTGAGGGCCAGCCTCAGCAGTCTGGCTCGCGTCAGTCGTCTCAGCAGACTGGAGCACGTCGCGCGCGACCAGCAACCGCCGCAGTGGGCGCCCCATCGGACGAACCAGAGCCATTCTGAGCCCAACCCCGAGATTCGGGGAAAAGTTTAAGCGCCTGTTAATTTGCGCCAGGGAGCGTAAAACAGGCGCTTTTTCTATGCCCAAAATCAGTTTCTGACTCTAGAAAAAATAGTCAGAAAAAGGTTGCAATCTTAAAAATCAGACATTAAGTTTGTTGCCACCTAGACCACAGCCAAGGAGGTAGTGGAATGTCAGAATACAGCAAGCTCAAAGAAAAAGGAATGGGACGCGGTCGTCCACGTCACACAGAAGAGCAGAAAGTTCAGTCAGCAGCATTGAATACAATGCGTCAGGAAGCACGTCGACGTGCGCATTTGGTTCTCAAAAGTCGTCATATCGATGAATATAACGATATCTACGAGGCTGAATTGGGCGCGATGCAGTCAACTGAAACTACATCACGTCGCGTAAAGCGCACGCGCAAATAAGTTTGAGCTGAGTTGGTGGGGCTAAATTTGCTCGTCCAACTCAGCTTTTCTTATTCTTTTTTCAGCGTTTGGACTAAGGTCAAGTAGAAACCTTCTTGCCCAGGTTCTTTTTTCGTTATCAGTCATTTCCCAGAAGTTCTCTGGCAACTTTTTAATTCGTTGAAGAGGTGCATCAGCCATTATCTTCTTCGCCTTTATCGTCATTGACTAATTCGCCAGTTTTAAAACGCTTGTTTTTTGACATATGTTCCATGATTGCTACAAGGTCCATGTGGTTTTCATAACTTGATGTCCTCATGCGGCCGTCAGCGTCTGCTATTTGGGCAAGCTGCTCTATCGATGCTTCAAATCCAGGTGTCGTCATTTATCTTCCATCCCTAATCTTGTTAATCCTAGTTGATGAATGTTTATGTGTTTTTTTCTTTGCTGAACCATACTCTATTTCTAGCCATTCATCAAAATCTTCGTACGCACCGGGGGTGTCCCTGATGTAGCGCTCGTACTCTTTAAGCAATTCGACGTATTCATCGTCGTCTTCATCAAATCTTCTACCCATAACTAAAATCAATCAGCCTTCGATGACCTTGCGCGTTTTCCCGCAGATGAAGCGGCTTCTGTGTTTTTTACAAATTGTCGGCCAGAACGACTGCCTAATAGCTTTTTTCTATTTGTTGCTGCTCGCTGAGCTGGGGTAAGTCTTGACCACGCTTTTGCTGGGAGATATCTACGCATTCCACCAGGACGATTTGCTGGTTTTCCGTCTGATGTTCTCCATTTTTCTTTAGTCCATTTCTTTAGAGAGCGTTGACGTTTTTTAAGTCCACCCCTGTATCCGCCACCGGCTTTTTCATACTCAATGGCAAGTAGTTGGGCTTTACGCGCAGACCACTGTCCTGGTTTCCCGCCTTTTGAGCCGGCCATAATTCTGTTTTTTATTTTTTCGCGGAGTTGCGGTTTTGTGTAAGACATGTTTGCAGCCTTAGCCAAGATGACAGGAGCTTCGCCGACAAATGTATTGATTGACTCTTCCACCCACGCAGCTGTTGAATCTGAATTTCGCGTTCTCATATCGATACCTATATTATTGCACTTTTTATGAAGATTTTTTCTTAGTGTTTTTTATGGGCAATCGTGGCTGTCCTTCATCGCCTGACTCAAAAGCAAGTAGGGCCTTTCTGAACCGTTCAATTGTTTCCCTAGTAATTGTTTGGCCGCCATCGCCGCCGGTATCAATAAAGGCAGGACTCAGGTCATCTGCCCCAGACTCGAGCAACTCCCACAGAACGTTCAGGTTGGTTACGGCTTTTTGGTTTTCCTGCCCACCCAAATCCCTGGCTCGCGGAAGGAATTGCGCTGTTGGGTAAATATCGGTTACATCAAGATAAAGAGTTCCGTCATCCACCCATCCGCCGATAGCGACTCTTTCTGCTCCATCCGATGGGTTGTTGAATACTTCAGGTCCGTGAAAGTCCAGCCATGCAACGAATGTGTCAATAAGTTCTTCTGTTGGCTCTCCATCCGGAGTGAAGTCTGCAGAAGCTGGAAAAATCATTCCTTTTTTATTTCTTGCTACTGCTATACCATTTTTTATGTCGTCCATTGTGTCTAGCTCGACAGTAAAACCGCCTTGGAATCCTTTTTGCAGAGTCTTTCTTGCCAGTAGGCGTTTCTCTGGGGTTTCAGCATATTTGACCTCAACCTGTGATGCTATTTGCCGTATCTGCTCTGGAGAGTACTTAACTCTTTTTTTCTTCACAGTAGCTCCAGATGAAAGGCGTGGCGCACTGCTTGAATTTCGTTCCTGAGATTTTTCTGCCAGATTTCCCCACGGTTCTGTATTGCCGTCAACAAACAGTATTGAATAAACATCTTCACGCAGTTTTTTATTTAGCGCATATGTCTTCAACTTATCATTTGGGTGAAGTATCGCAACTACTGCCTCAGCAAATGCTTCAGCTTTATTTGTATTACCGTAAGAAGAGAGCGTCATCGGACTATCTGTAACCGAATTTATGTCAACCCCGTCAGAGAATCTGGCCATCATGTCAGGATTCATAATTACATCGTTATACTCGGACGCAACCTGCAGCGCTTGCGCGTAACGCTTATCCTGAGGGTCACCAGAACCAAAATAATGGCGATTTTTTGGCTTGCCAGCTAGTTCGACGTCTTTTAGTGCTCGGAAATGCAACCAATGTCCCCACTCATGGGTTATGACTCCAGCTATTGATTTGTCAATAGTGTTATCACGGCTCGTTACGAGTCTCGTCGGGTCCATGGTCACGTTTTCGCGTGCTGTGTCTAGCGAATTTGATTCCCTGTCGATAATCAGTCTTCGGTTAAAGGATACGGAATTAAGGAATGGAGTTGTCCTGGCGCGAACATATGGGTCTTTTGAACCGATTCCGCGAACACTCTTTATTTGTTCAAGTTTTGACGAAACCTGAGGCAAGCTTTCATACGCCCTCGAAGCATCAGCTGTTTGCATGTAGAAAACGGGAGCACCGTGTGTCTCAAATGCCCACTTTAGTTTTGGATTTGATTCGACAGCTTGCTCAACAGCGTTACGCACAGCTTCAACTGCTTCGGGGGAGAAATCTATATCATCCCATGGATTGTTTTTAAAATACTCGTCATGGACGGCGTTGAATTTTTTTACGTATTCTTCAGAGTCTCGTCCTCCTGGCGCAAAATCATCAATAAGCATTTCAAAGTATTGCTCTTTTGATGTTGGGACGAGCAATTCAGACATTTGTCTTGGAGTCATGCCCTTTAGCCAGTTCGACTTGCTTCTGCGAACATTTCCGCCAAGTTCACTTTGGTCTCCGTATTTATATTTTTTCAATTGATGCGCTTTTATATCTGGCTGATTCATTTTGAGTATTGGACGCTCGCCTCCAGACGAAAGACGGTTAGAGGTTCGTCTATTTTTCCTGCCACCACGCGATAGGAGGCGATTAACCACAGTCCTTGGAGCTGACTGCTGGCTCTTGCGCTTGATGTCACGCTTCATTAAAATAGTGACGCCTTCTCCGGCTCTAAATAGCTCATCGGCTTCTTCAAAATCAACAAGCTGTTCTGCTGTTGCATTTGTTTTGAATTTTCCGTTTTTTGATTTTTCGTAGAGCGATGTTATTCTCTTCTTTTCTTCGTCCGTAAACCAGTTTCGTGATGAATCATTTACCGCATTATCTATTACTTCTATAAATTTTTGCTGCTCGCCCTGCGACGCCCATGTAAAGCCATTTCTAGCCCAGTGTGTTGCGCCCATATAGTCGCCTTGTTTCCCAGACTGAGCGGAAGCCAATATTGTTTCTGCATCAATCTCTCTGTAAACAGCCTCGTTTCTGGCGTTGAAAATGCTCGCTATTCCATTGCCTCGAGCTGGGGCACCGACGGATAGTGAATCATGGACAATTATCTTATTTCTTCCATTGATTACAATTGTTCTGATTGAATCAGCAATTACCAGTTGGCCTTCGTTTTGCCCTTTTTCGAAGTCCTCCATATCTCCAATTCCGTCCCAACGTTCCCGCCGTGGAATTCCTGCTTGAGTAAGTCGTTTTACCGCGTCCTTGTCTTTTGTTTCAATGGTGAATTTCAAGCTCACGCTTGTGGATGGCCGCTTTTTCACGCCTTCCATAATTCCATCGACCCCAAGGGCTTCACTTGCTTCTTCGAATTCTTCTTCGTCCATTTTCTGTACGACGACGTCTGTCGGTGAAACAACAACATCAAATGTTCTACCAAGATTTATTTTTTCTCCGTTTGTTGCCGTGACTATAACGTCGTTTCTTGTCGTTATTTCACCAGAAAACATATCTTTCGCTGCTGACTTTATTGATTCTTTGAGGGCTTTTCTTTCTTCGCTATCCGCGAGAACCTCTTCTTCGAATACATCGTATTCAATACCCTGAATTTTCTGAAATGAGGAATATCTTGGGTCATCTTTGGTAATCCACTCATCTTCTTTTTGGAGTTCGTCATTCAGCATCAGCGCAGAGAAACTCTCTACTCCTGCTCGCTGTTCGTTTGATAGGTAATTTTCCTCACTTACGACTGAATCGTAAATTTTACCTGAAGACAAACCGCGTATTTCATTAATTCTTTCCAACAAGCGATTATCTTCATTGATGTCATATTCTTCTGCAAGAATTTTACGAATTTTTCGTGCGTAGTTGTATCTCCTTCTAAATAAAGCACGAAGTTGTTTATCTTTTTCTTCATCACTTCTTCTAAGTGAGTTCGTACTAATATCCCGTATTGAGTCATATGCCAAAATAGGATTGTGAACTTCTATTTCATAAGAATAAGTTGTACGCGTATTGCCATCTCTGTCTTTGACTTCTTTTTGTATATCCCTGAGTACGTATCCAAATTCTTTAATTGAATCATCATCGCTAATCGCTTGAAATAAAATCCCACTGTCAGGTTTGAGTGAGGTCTCAATCCGCCCGCCATCATATTCAACTGCAGCTTTTGGAAGTTTGAATGTTTTTGGCTGAATTGCTCCGTCTTGCCCAGATGACAAGGAGTTGCGTTTATCTGGGTCATAACCCCACTCGAGCCATGAGTCACCGTTGGTGTAGATGTCTTTTGCTTTGACGCGTTTTTTGATTATTTCATAGTCCCCACGAAGAACTCCCTCACCGTGCTCAACTGCATACTGTCGTACGGGGGTCACCCAGTCACCTGGATTTATTGATACAAGCTCAGATTCTTCCTGATTGCGTAGAGCATCTAGCTCAGATGCAAGTTTGTCGTAATAGTCGCTGTGATGGAGGTTTGTTGATACACCACGAGGTACCCGACCATATTGGAGAATGTATTTCTGCTGTTTTTCGAGTCTTAGTATTTGCTCATCCCTCGATA